TCCCGACGCGGGCGGTTGCCCGTGCGCGGGCGGTGCTGCGGGGATGGCCTCCGCTGCAGATAGCGGCACGACTTGTTGCTGCACGCGCGGCTCGTCGCCGAACTTCACGTCAGCCAAGCCTTCCAGATTGCGCGCTTCATTCGGCGAATAGATGCCGCCTTGCACGCCGCGCGCCAGCGCTTCGATGCGGACTTGATACGCGGAGCGCAACAGCGCCGCCGTGTCGAACTCGACATATTCGTCGGGCTGGCCCTTCAACAGAAAGAGCACGCCGATCGCCTCTTCGATGTGATTGAGTGCAAAGCCCAGACCGGATGCAATCCACGACTGCATCAACAGTTCGGTCGAGCCGAACGCCGAACCGCCAAGGCCGAGAATCTGCAGCGGCACGCGAAACGCCAGCGCGATATGCTCATTGGTCAGTTTCAAAATCTCGGCGGTCGCGGCATCCTTGCCACCCACCGCCCACGGCTGCACCTTCAAGCCCGCCGTTAGAATTGGTGTGCCGCCTTTATGCAAGCCCTTGGCCTGATCATTCCAGCGGTCGCGCAGCGCCTGTACCTGATCTTTGTCGAGTTGCAAATCGGTCGATAGAACGGCGCTCGGTCGCGCTTCATTCATATAGAACGCGGCTTGCTGATTGTTGATCGCGCTGCTGACGGCGATGTCGCCATAGGTCGAAAGGATTGGACTCTCGCCGATCAGCGGCACCGGATAGGCTTGGCGCTGCGTATGCAGTTTGATATGGAGCACGTCGCGCGCGGGGACCAGCAGCGACACGGCTTCGCCAAGCCGCTTGTTGATGACGTCGTTGCCGTACAGTTGATAGAAAATCTCGCCGGTTGACGCGAGTAGCGGACGCGAGTTTTCCGCCCTCATCAAATGCCATTCGTCGATCTCATAGCGATCGTTGCGCAAGCACAGCGCATAGGTGTTGCCGGTCAGATAGAGCGAGCGCACCGCGTTCAACAGGAAATCGCTGATCGTCTGATAGTCATTCGGATAACGCAAAAGACGGGCGAGCGCGGAGGTTTTCACCCTGTCGCGCCCGCCCTTCGTATTGAGTTTCCAGTGGTCGCCGGGACACATGGCGATGGTTTGCGCATAAGCCGAGATGCACGCCTCGACCATCGCCGACTGCGTTGACGTGCCGATGGGATCGTAACCCATCTGCCACCAATTGGTGTAATCACCCACGCCAGCCGGAAGCCAGCCGCCCGTAATCGGCAAATACCACGGCGCACCGTGCGGTTGCCCTTCGGCCTTTGTGATCAGCCGAGAGATACGGGTCAGCCAGTTTGCCATCGATCACTCGGCCTTGTGCTGCCGTTCTTGCTGCCGCGTCTGATAGCCTTGCGGCCGGCGTTCGGCTTCCATGTGCCGAGTCGTCGTGCCGCCTTGCACCGCCTGCCCGTGCGGATCGGGATCGCTGCCGTCCGCCTCGTGCTCGGTGATATGAACGCCAAGCGCCGCAAGATCATTCTCTTCCTGCGTCGGCGTCGGCTTGCCCTTGGTCCGCTCGCCGAACTCGGCGCGGGATTGCTCCGATAGTTTCTTGTTTTCTTCGAGCGTCTTCTTGGCGTGCTCGGCCGCCTGATCGTCAGCAAATTTGGTCATCTGTATTTCCTTTCTCGCTGTGTGGTGTTGGGCGCACGTGGCGTGCGCCCGAGTCAATTCACCACGTGACGTTCTGGGTCCAAGCCACTGTGCCGGCGCGACGTTGCGTCCAGTTCAACGGCAGGACCATGCGCAGTGCCAGCGAGTCGGTCTGGAACAGCGAACGCTGCGGTGCCGCGACCGTCGAAGGCGACGCGACCAGATCGAGCGGCGTCGTGTCTTCCATGTGCAGCGTGGCTTGATCGCTCATCTCCATGCGCGGAGCCTCGCCGCCGGCAACCACGAAATCAGCGGCATCGACGAGGATCAGGGTTTTCGCCGTGACCGTCGCCGAGTCGATGATCGGGATGCCGTTCAACGTGCCGCCCCGGATTTCATCGCGGAACGGGAAGATGCCGGTGTTCACTGCGGTCAGCAGCGACGCCCGCAGCAAGTCGGTCTGATTGGCAAGCCAGACCAGGTTGCGCACATTGCCCATCGTGTTCGTGCTGATCGCATTGATCAGCGCGGTGATGTCGCCGACCAGCGCCGCAATGCCGCCGCCGGCCGTTGCGGTTGTCGCCGATACGCCGTTGAGCAAGCCGGCGGGCCGGATCACGGTCGCCGCGTTGGCGTCGAGCAACACGGAGTCAATCGCGACTTGCGTGTCGTCTTGGATCGCCTGACGGATCAAGCCTTCGATCGCGGGCACGGAATGGTCGCCCATCTCCCGAGTCCACGTGCTGATGACCGCCATTTTCTTCGGCGTCAGGGTTTGCGACGTGAATGCGCCCTGACGAACCGGGATCGCCATGCCCTCACCGACGAACGAGCCGGCGAGTGTCGGCGTGCGCGAGCGCGTCGGAATCACGATGCGGCCCGCCGTGCCGAACGAAAGCGTCAAGCCTCTCGGCGCGAGCCGAGTCAGGATTGCCTTCGGCATCAACAGCGGCATCAGATCGGCGTAAGTCGTCTGCGCCAGTTCCTGCGCCCAGCCCGTGACCGTGGTCATGGCCGGTGCCGACGCCGCGCGCGTCACGATCTCGACGATGGCCTTGGTGCCTTCGTCATCGCCGTAAATCCGCAACCGCGTTTCTTCCGGCGACTTGCCGGTTGCCCGCGCGATATACGTCACCGTTGCGCCACGCACGAGGTAGTCGAGAAGGTCAAGGTCTTTCTTGCGATGGAGAATGACCGTCGGGGCGGCAGTCCGTTCGCCGCGCTCGTTGTGCGTGATGACCGTCGTTGACAGTGAACGGCCTTTGCCGTTGCCGTCCTTGTCCACCGTCTTGGCGAGTAACCGCTCGGAATTGACCAGCGCTTCGTGGGTCTTTTCCAGTTGCGCGACTTCGCCGTTCAACGTGCTCGTGGTTTCCAGATCAGCATCGCTGACGTTGGAATCGTCCATCTTGGTCAGATGGGCTTCAAGTGCGTCACGCTTGGCGACGATGGCCGTCTCCAAGTCTTGAATGCGTTGTGCAAGGCCCGACATAGCGGTGCCCCTTCTTATACGAGATCGATTGGCATGCTCGCCGTTGAGCCCGCGACGCTTGATGTTCGTGTCTTTTGCGCCGTGCTTGGCGAACACGAGATCAAGAGTTTCGGGAGAGATTTTCAGTGACTTTGCGATTGCGAGCGCGTTGGGATTGGCTGGCACGCTCACGAGTGAAGTTTCGACCAACTCGCTCTTGGTGTAGAACGAGCCCCATGCACTTTCTTTGCGCGGCTTGGTTTCGACCGGCTTGAAGCCGACGCTGACCGCCTTGAGAATCCCGGCGTCGATCAGCTTGTGTATCTCGTCGATACGCGGGCTTGTGCCGACCGGCGCTAGTTCGAGTTTTCCGCGCAGTTGCTTGTCCTCAACCCGCAGGTTTTTCCATTTGCCGATTGGAAAGTCGGACTTGTGATTGAAGAGCGCGATGGGATTCTTTTTGAAGTTCGCCAAATCCCAACCGTCGCTGAGAATAACATCGTCCATACGATCAGGAGTCTCGTCAGACAGGACAAACTCAAGACCGGAAACCTTGCCGGCATGGGTCTTGTGCGCGATGCCGTTTTTGAGGCTACGCTCGTTGTCACCGTCCTGCGCGTCATCCCATCGCATTTGGCAACCGTCTTCATCGCCGCCTTCATCCATACAATCCGACATGAACTCGTCTTCGTCGTCGTAATCGGCGGGATCACAATCCACGTCATCCATCGACTTGAATGACTTGTCCTTGTCGCGCCAGATTTGCATGCACGCCGCAACCGCTTGCTCTTGCGGTCGCTTGTCGTCACCCGTGCCGATCATCTCAGGCACGCAACGGGCCATGAAGTCGCTCTGGCTTTCGTCGGGTTTTGGTTTGATCGGCATCAGAAAATCTCCATGAATGCGAGCCACGAGCCTTCGACGCAATCAATCTTCCAGCCTTCGTCATGCAGCCGCGCGAGCGCGTCGTTGACCTCGACCGCCGCGTTTCCGAAGTCGTGCCAGACGATGATTCCTGGCGGCCGGATCAATCGCTTCGCCAGCCGGCTTTCGTGCAGCACCGCCGCCTCGCTGTGATCGCCGTCGATGAAAACCGCCTGACACGGTTCGAGATGTCCGGTGCGCAACAGTTGCGAGCGACCTTCAAGATAGAAAAAGCGCGGATCGTGCGACGCGGCCCAGCCGGCGACGAGCGGCGTTTCCTTGTCTTGGCACGCGAGCGACATGCGTTCGCCGAACGGCACGTCGATGCCGATGTACTTTTCGATCGACGGCACGTGCTCGAGAATCCGTGCGGCGGTGATGCCTTCGTTGCATCCAAATTCAATCATCACGCGCGGCGATACGCTCTTGATCAGCGCGATCAGGATCGAGGTTTCGCTCGCGTTCAAGTATTTGGAGAATTGCCCGTGATAGTTCGGCCCGACGCCGAGATCAGCGCGACTGAATTTGCGCAAGCGCCGAAGCCCAATCGTCGGGCTTGGTCTGACGGCACAGCGTCACGTTTTCATACCAGCGCGCAACCCAACGCCAGCTTGACCAATGCGACAACAGCCCGAATACGCGCGGATGACCGATCGCGCCGGCCAGATGCAGCGCCGCCGTATCGACGCTGATGATCTCATCCATCTGCAGCATCAGTGCCGCGCAATCCGCGAAGTTCTCGAACTCGTGGGTGTGAATGCCCAGCCAGCGCGCATCGTCGGCTTTCTGGATTTGCAGGCTGTGAATTTCCGCGTTGCCCAGCGTGGCGGCGAGTTGAAAGATTGAAATCTCGCGCGGATAGTCGCCATCACTCGGCTTGCCGATCGACCACGCGACACCGATCCGCTTGCGGGTCTTGAGCCCCAGATGCTTGCGCCACTTCTTGCAGGCATCGGCGCTGACCGCGAGATACGGCCGGCTATCGACCGTGGCCGGCGAGATGTCGAGCCAGTACAACAGATGCAGGATCGGGCAGAAGTAATCGCCGTCGCTGCCGAATGGCCCGCGCGCGATGCTCTGCACTTCGGGCGGCACGTCGAGCACCACTTCGTTGCCCAGCGCCCGCATAGCCGAGACATAGCGCAGCATCATCAGCGTATCGCCGAAGCCGTGCGCATGCTGCAGCACCAAACGCTTGCCTTGAAGTGATTCGCCATGCCACGGCGTCATGCCGCGAGCCAGCGCCGCTCTGACTTGCGGACGCATGAACGGCGCGACTTGTTCGCAATCCCAATAGCCGTCAAAGCCCTCGTGCCAACGGCCCGCCGCCAGCAACACCATTGCGCGATTGAATTTGGCCCGCCATGTCGGTGCCTCTATCAACGCCGCCTCGCACTCTATCAACGCCTCTTCAACGCGGTTCGCCTTGTAAGCGTTCACGCCGCGATGGAAATGATCCAGATAGGCGTCGATATCGACATTCATTTCATTGGTGACGGCCCGCCGACCATACGGCACGCCCGCGTGCGCCACGATGATCTCGCTCGGCACCGTGATCGGATGACCGTTGCTCGGCTTGACTTCGTACACTTCGCCCTGTTGCGTGAGGCCGCGCCAGCCATAATCCGTCGTTTCATACGAAATGATTGGATCGAGATCGGCCAACGACTCTTCAACGAACGTGCTCAATCCTTCGCGCATAGGTCACTTCCACGCTGGAGTCAGCCACGCTACTGCACGCGAATCGCGCAAGGCCCACGACACCGGCCAACGCACCTTGATGGCGAGGCTTTCGGTTTGGAACATGCCCTTTTCCGGCTGCGTGGTGTCAGGCAATGCCGGCGCGCTGTTGTCCATCACGAGCGTTGCCGCGTTCGCCGTCTCGACGTCGGGATCAGGTGACATGGCTGCAACGATGCCTTTCGGGACAATCGCGAGAATGTCGTTGCCCACAGCCGCCGATGCGATCGGGATGACCGTGGCGTCGTTGCCTTCGGCTTTGATGCTGCCAAGTCGCGCGCTGGCGCTGGCGATGCGGCCAATCGATGCGACGAGGACCACCGGCCCGTTGCCGGCGACCGGGCCAACGGCATTGAGCAATGTCGCCATGTCTTCGAAGAATGCGCCGAATACGTCGGCGTTGGCGCTCGCGGCAGACGTCGCGATGCCGTTGCGGATGCCGGCCGGCCGCGTGTTCGCAATCGCCGGATTGGCGTCGAAGAATGCGGCGTCGAGCGCAAGGCCGCTTGAACGAATCAGCGCGTCGCTGATCAAGGCTTCGGCGTTCGAACTCTCGACCATCTCGCGCGTCAGTGCTGCGATCGTTGCCAGCTTGTAAGGCGAGAGTTGCGCCGGCCCTGACGTCAGTTGCCGCACCGGGATCGGATCGCCTTCCTTGACGAAGCCGGAATTGTTCGCCGATGCGGCAAAACCTGGCGCGCTGATAATCCCGCCGCCATTCCAATCCAGCACGAGCCCATAGCGCAAACATTCCGCCGCGCCGCTTGCCGCGCTCAACGCCTCGACCGTGTCTGCGGTGATGCGTTGCACGAGTTCGGCGGCCCATCCGGTCGTGAACGTGGTGGCCGGCGCGACGCTGGCGCGCGTCACCACATAGTGCAGCGCCTTGTCATTCGGATAGAGCGTCAACGCGACTTCCTCGACCGGCTTGCGCCACAGATAAGCGAGCGTTCGCGCGGTCAGTGCGCGCGTGAAGATGTTGCCGCTCACAGGCTCGCGCGTCTCGCGGCGAAACGTTTCGTGCTTCATTTTTTCTTTCCCTTCACGTTGACTGGCGGCTTACTGAGCGACTCAATCTCGGCCTCGCTCAAGCCAACGTCTTTCGCGACCTGATCGCTGACCTGCTTTGCTGCGGCGTGATCGCCCTCGTCGAGAATTTCGTCGTGAATGTTCGCGTCGAGTTTCTTGCGACCTTTGATGTAGTAGAAATCCCGATCGTGCCGCGCCATCAATGCTGCCCCGGATGCGGATATTGATACATGCTGCGCGGCGGGCAGATGCCAAGCGTGATGTCGCCCGGCTTGGTGTCCGGCGGCACCGACCACGCAACCGCCGGGCACAAGATCACGGCGTTCGGCTGCGGATTGAATGACGCTGGCTGCGGCGTGACATACATGCGGTGATGATGCCGGGCTTGCGCCGATGTCATCGCGACCACGAGCAGAAACAGCACAGCACTTGCTCTCAACATTTCTCGCTCCATGAATTTGGTGCTCTCAGGGACTTTGGCTAATGCACGCGCCCATAGAACGAATGCATCGCATAGACGTAGCGGTGCCAGCCCCACCAATAGCTATTGGCCGGCGACCAGTAGACGATCATCATTGTCAGTTTCTCACGATGGTGAGGAATGCTGTTGCCAGCACGATCAGCGCGCACGCGGTCGCACAGCCGTATTGCCTGTCAATCACCGCGCCGATCATCAAAACAAAAAACGCCAGTGGCATCGTTGCGCTCGTATCTTGCGAGCCGCTCCCGTAGCTCCATGATGATCTTGCCTTGCCGCTTGATCCGCGCCATGCCGAAGTCGCCGCAATCACACGCGGGGCAAATCGATGGCCCGCCCATTGAGAGTGCATAACCTACATCGCCGCACACCACGCATGGGCCAAGCTCACTTGCCGACATAAGCGTGAAACCGATCCATCGTCTGCTTGTCGTGCAGATCGAGCACGCCGGACCAATTCGTGCCCAGCAACAAATCCTTGCCTTGCGCGGAATCGGCGATGGCCCACAACGCTTTTGGATCGCGGCTTTGCGCCAGCTTCATCAGCGCGTCGCGCTGCGGATCGGACGCCTCGACCGGCTCTGGATGGGCTTCCTCGTCATCATCGTCGATCGGATATTCGGGAAGCTCGTTGTTGCGATCGGCCCATTCGAATTTCTGGCTATCGTCCATCGTTGACCAGTATTCGGATTGATAGTCCCTGACGCTGTCGCCGATGTAACTCGGCGGATCGGCGTCCTGCGCTTGCTCTTCGGCGTGATCGTTGAACTCTTTGGTCAGCGCGTCGGTGATTTGGTCGCGCATCTCATCAGTGAGATATTCGTGCGTCTGCACCGGCTCGATACCCGGCAATGTGCCTTGCCCCGGACTCTGGTTTGTTGGCGTCATTCGATCGAGGCTCTTGTCGTCGAAATCAAACCCTGGATCGTTGCGGCCTTCGCCATCGCGATCGTAACTCACGGTCATCGCGTAGAGAATTTGCTCGTCGCTCAACGGCACGTCAGGCTTGCCGGACTCGACCCGCTGTTCGCGCCAAGTTGCGATTGCTGCCTTGGCCCAATCCGCCCCGCTGTCAAAGTGGTCAGCGAGATCAGCCTTGGCATCGTCAAGCGCGCCGCCGCCGTCGCGCCAGTTCTGGATTTCGCTGTCGAGAAATTCGTCGTGCGTCGCGCGCACCCATGCGGCTTCGATGTTGTCCTGATCATCGGTGCGGATCGATGACCAGTCTTCCGGCGTGTAGCCCGATCCTGACGCGGCGTGATCGTTGCGGCTGCGGTCGGAATTGAGTTTGTCGCGGATTTGGGATGACAGCGAGGACCACGAATTCGCTGTCGGCACGTAGCCATATTTCGCCCACGCATAGCCGCCGACGTCGATGTTGGCGCTGACCTCGACCTTGTCGAAGCCCATTTTTTCATACATCGCGACATTCGCGGCGAGCAATGTTTTGCCGACGCCGCCGCCGCGCTCTGCGCTCTTCATGACGAAGTACGCGGAATAGGCTTTGTTGTCCCCGATCTTGAGTTCGCGTTGATACTCGCCGATGTCTTTGCCGTTCTCATCCTGCAGCCGACCGCTGACCGTCATCTGTTCATTCGACTCGCGATAGTCGATGTTCATCGTGCCTTTCATGCCGCCGAGAAAGTCGTGCTTGAACTCCTCCGGTGCCTGCCCGACGCTTTCATTCCACGTCTTCAAGAATTTCTCGGCCTTCGCCGGATTGATCGTGGTGTCGTGATCGACGCGCACGCCCTTCTTGTCGAAGTCGGAGACCTTCGAAACCTTGGCCTTACCGCCCTTGCCGCCGGCAGGCTTTTCGCCGACAGGCTTGGTGCTGCCGCCACTCTCACCACCGCCGCCTTCGCCGCCGCCTTCGGCAAATTCGCCTGTGCTCGGATCGTGGTTAGGATTGAAGCGTTGGCGGAATCCTATTGCTTCTGCTCTTTCTTGAGACGCTCGATCATCTGTTGCTCTTTTTCGAGCGACTCCTTGGAATAGCGCTGATCGACGTTCTCCGGCAGATTGAGATCGTGCTCGAAGTGATTGTCCGGAATCTTCGGCGGCTTTGGCTTTGTCACTTGATGATACCAATCTCGGGCTCTTGCCCGTGTTCTCGTAAAATGTCCACTTGTCCAATTGGCTCTTGAGCGCATCGAAGCTTCGCTCATTGCTGGTGCTGTTCAACAGATAATCAGGTGGAACGTAACGGCCTTCCGTGCCACCGCGAACGAAGCGCTCGATTGCGCGCTTGGTCGATGTCTGCGGCGGCAGAAACATATAATGCCCGCTCACCTTATAGCCGTGCGCCTTGTACTCCGTAGCGCGCTTGGACGAACCGCCGACTGTGCGCATCGTCGCGTCATGAATCACATTGACTCCCAGCGCAAGCGCGATGCGATCGGCACGCTTGGTGAGATCAGACGCCTCTTCGTGATACAGCGCCGCGTTCCAGCCCTCGTATCCCGGCAACTCGGCTTGAAGATCGTCGGCGTTGATGTAGATCGAATGCGCCGCGTCCGCGACACCCTGTTTGACGAACCACGATTTGCCGGACCCCCCACGCCCGCCAAGCAACGTCATTTCCGGTTTGCTGCCTTGCGCTGGCGTCGCCGCCTTCACCGCCTCCGGGCTAAACAGCTTGTTGAGGATGCTGTCGTGCAGCGCCTCCCGCTCAGCCGTGTATTTGCCGTCAGACCCAACGAAGCCGCCTTGCGAAACCGACGCATTGGTCGCGACGCCATCCTTCAACTTGCTTTCGGCCGCGCTGATCGCCGACGCCGCGCCCTTTACGGACTCGATAATGCCGCCAACGGTCGCGGTCGGATCATGATGCTGATCGAAAAACGCGGACGCGCTGCTGCCACCACCGCCACCACCGCCGTCGCCTTCGGAGAATTCTCCGGTGCCCGGATCGTGGTTAGGATTGAATTTCTGCAGCATCTCGAGATTTTTCTCTTTCGCAGAGCAAATTCTCAATCGCGTCGAGCCGCAGGAAATAGGCATCGAGTCGCGCGTTGATCTCGTCGAGCCGGCGCACCGTTTCCGCCGCGCCGGTTTCGGTGAAGCTGATTTCGTTCCAGTAGCTGTTGCCGTCGCTGCAATAGATGCCGATCGCAGGCTCGCGGATGTCGCGGTCCTGCAAGCCCAGCAACTGCAGATGCGCGGAATGTTTCAGGACTTGTCCGGCCTCGAACAGGACGCGGACGGTGACGGCTTGGCCCCATCCGAACGAATAGATCGTTCCGCGTCCGGTGATATGGACGATGTT